GCCGAACGCTTCACCATCCACCAGGGCGACAGCCTGGCCATCCTCTCGCGCCTGCCGGCCGGCAGCGTCGACGCGATCATCACCGACCCACCGTATTCTAGCGGCGGCGCCTTCCGCGCCGATCGCTCCAAGAACACCGGCAGCAAGTACGTCATCGGCGGCAATGCCGCGGCTGAAGACCAGGGGAAGCCCGACTTCCACGGCGACAACCGCGACCAGCGCGGCTTCGCCTTCTGGTGCTCGCTGTGGCTCGCCGAGGCCTACCGCGTGGCCAAGGACGGCGCCGTGCTCGCCGTCTTCTGCGACTGGCGCCAGCTCCCGATCATGACCGACACGGTGCAGGCCGGCGGATGGGTCTGGCGTGGCGTCATCCCCTGGAACAAGACCGAGGCCACGCGACCTCAGAAGGGGTGGTTCCGGTCGCAGTGCGAGTACATCATCGTCGCGGCCAAGGGCATCCCCGCCCTGTACGATCACACCGGCCAGACCGACGCCGCCTGCCTGTCGGGCTTCTTCGTCTGCCCGGTCGAGCGCGACACCGTCCACCAGACCCAGAAGCCGGTCAGCGTCATGCGCTGGCTGTGCGGGGTAATCCCGAAGGACGGCGTCGTCCTCGACCCCTTCGCCGGCAGCGGGACCACCGGCGTGGCCGCCCTGTTGGAGGGCCGCAGCTTCATCGGCTGCGAGCTGTCCGAGCACTACGCCGCGATCGCCAGGAAGCGCTGCAGCTTCGCCGCCCAGCAGGGAACCGAGCGCAGCATCTTCGACCCGGAACCCGAGGCTGAAGCTGCGGAAGCCGTAAAATGCCCCCCCCCAGCTACTTGCGTAGCTGGTTCCGAAACGGCTGCGGAGTGAGGGCCGCAGCATGAGCCACCCCCGCGCCGTCTACCCGCCGTCGATCGCCGACCACTACCGCCAGCACGGCGGCAAGGCCACCTGCGCCGCCTACGGAACCAGCTGGCTGACCTTGCGCCGATGGCTCCGCGAGCATGGCATCGAAGTCCGGCCGCAGGGCCTGCGCCTCGGACAGACGCTGCGCAGCCAGCGGCAGGCTGGTGCAGCGTGAAGGGACCCATGGTCGTCATGCCAGCCAACTGCACGGGCGCCTGGGTCGGCTACCTCGCCGGTCGCTACGAAGGCCAGCTCGGGCACCTGTACAGCCCTGGCGCCCAGCGCGGCCCGTTCCCCTTCCTGCCCTACGCGCTCGACAACGGCGCGTTTGGAGCCTTCACCAGCGGCGAGCCCTGGGACGTGGCCGCCTGGCGCGCGCTCCTTGGATGGGCCCAGGGATGCGGCCAGCGCCCGCTGTGGGCTCTGGTGCCTGACGTGGTCGCCGACAAGGCCGGTACGCTGGCAGCATGGGAGCGCTACTGCGACGAGGTCATCGCGTCCGGCTTCCGCCCAGCCTTCGCCGTTCAGGACGGAATGACGCCGGACGACATTCCGGGGGGGGCAGAAGTCCTTTTCGTGGGCGGATCAACAGAGTGGAAATGGAGCACCGCTAGCATGTGGTGCGCCGCTCATCCCTGGGTCCACATCGGCCGGGTGAACACCCTTCGCTGGCTGCGCGTCGCGGCCAAGCACGGCGCCCGCAGCGTCGACGGGACCGGCTGGTTTCGTGGCGACAAGGTCCAAGCCGAAGGGCTACGCCAGTTCCTCGCTGAGCAGGCCGGGGAAGTGCCGACGCTCGCCCAGCAGACCCTGTTCGGTGCGCTGCCATGACCGCCCACGTCCGCCGCGTCGCCGCTACCGATCGCGCCGTGGTCTACCACCACTGCGGCCAGTGCATGCAGCACCTGCAGACCTACCAGCGCGGCGGCCAGGAGGCTTCCGACTGGTGGTGCAACCGCTGCGCCGCGGCCGACGAGCTGCTGGGCGACGAGGAGCATCCGCGGCAGGTGCCTAAGGCATGAACCGCCGTCGCACCTTCCTGATGGCCCACGCCTGCCGTTGCGGCCACCGATGGCCGGCCCGCAGCCGCCGCGGCGCCGCCTGGGAGTCCTGCCCACGCTGCCGCCGGTTCGTCTACCGCTACGGCCTGCGTCTCGCCCCTCCTGCCGTCGACACCGGCCACGCCCTACCCTCTCCCCGTCAACTCGCCGAGACCCCATGACCGCCGCCGACCTCCCCGCACCGCTCACTACCACCGCCATCGACTTGGACGGCATGCCCAGCTTCATGCTCGACACCGAGCAGCTGCGCCAGTCCGAGCTGTGGGCAATCTCCACCGGCGACGAGTTCAAGGCCGCGGTCGGACTCTGGTGCCGGGCCTGGCTGCAGAAGCCGCCCGGCTCGCTGCCCAACGATGATCGCGTGCTCGCATCCTGGTCCGGCTCCAAGCGCTGGAGCAAGGTCCGCGAGGTAGCGCTGCGCGGCTTCATCCTCTGTTCTGACGGTCGCTTATATCACCCCGTCCTGTGCGCTGACGCCCTGCGCGCATGGGAGCGCCGGTCATCCTACAGGGACAAGGCGAGCAATGCCGCAGCAGTGCGGTGGGCAAAGCACAAGCATGCGCCAGGCATGCCCCAAGCATTGCCCGAGCATTGCCCAAGCACTGCAAGAGCAATGCCAACCGATGCCCAGAGAGAGAGAGAGGGAGAGAGAGAGTTACAGGGAGAGAATACATCCGAAGCGGACGTGACCCCGGCCAGCCCCTTCCCGGCTGATTCCCAGACCCCAATCCCGACCGAGCCGCCCACCGGCAACGACTCCGACCTCTGGCGCTACCGGATCGGGGCAGAGCCATGGGCGCGAACCCTCAAGCGGGCAGGCTGCAAGATCGGGCCGAACAACTGGCGAGCCTGGAAGGGACTGATCGAGCGCGCCTTCGCCTGCCAGGCCGACGCCTGCGCCGCAGCCGCGGCCAAGGTCAAGCCCGAGGACCGATGGCCCGACCAGGTCGAGGCCGCAGCCCGTACCGAGGCGCCGTCCGCGATCGCCAGCAAGTACGCCGACCGACAGGCCCGCATCAAGACCGTGCAGGTGACGCCATGACCGACACCCCCGAACTTCCCCTCGCCGATCGCATCGCCAAGGCCCAGCGCCGCTGGCCCTGGCAGAGCGTCCCGCCGTCCTACCGCATGCCCGGGAAGCCGACCCCCGCCGTGCTCGCCGCGGCCAAGGCCTCGATCGGCTACGACGACGACCGCGACCGCCTGCCCATCCTGACCCTGATCGGCTCCGTGGGCGTCGGCAAGACGACCGAGGCCTGCCGCCTGGCGTCCTACCTCGCCGCCGGCTGGGGAGACCGCCACCCCGAGGCCGTGACCTACCGCCTGGCCCTACGCATGGGCTGGATCGACCGCGAGGAGGTCGACGAGCTGGTCGCCGAGAAGGTGACGCTCCTGATCCTCGACGACCTGAGCGCCGGCCTGACCGCCGCCGGCCTGACCCACGCCCTGGAGATCATCGAGGGCCGCATCGCCTGGCACCGCCGAACGATCATCACCACCAGCCTGACCCTGGAGCAGATCACCGCCCTGGAGGTCAAGCACCACGGGCGCGAGATCGGCGTCGGGTCGCGCATCGCCGGGGGCGAAGTGCTGACCATGGCCGGCGACGACAGGCGCATGGCGTGAAGATCGCCGAGCAGGCCCTGTCCCGCGTCGACATCGCGGTTGCCTGCGCCAGGAAGGACCGGCGCCACCACCGCGAGCACCTGGAGGCTGCCCTGTCGGCGACCGGAGACCTGCAACGCGCCCTGATCCTCGAACGGCTGAACCTCGACCCACCCACCACCACCAGGAACCGCCCATGATTTCGAGTCCGTCCATATTGGACCGTCAGACCATCCACGACCTGCGCCGCGACCGCCTCCGGAAGATCAGGGACCGCCTGCTGTGCGCCCTCGAAGACGCCGGCCGGGCCATGACGCCGGCCGAGCTGGCCCGCCGCACCGGCCTGGGCATCAGCGCCGTCAGCCGCAACGCGAAGGAGTGGCCGGCCTACTTTCAGGTGTCCACATCGTTCAGTTGCCTGATTAAGAAACCACGCGTCGACAGCATCGACCGACACCACCACCTGAAGACCGGAGCTTGACCATGGCCACCGTCCGAACCTGCGACCGCTGCGGCGTATCGTCGCCCGTTGAGATGAACAAGCCGGGAAACGTCAGGGCCTACGCCTTCGACGCCTACCAGCCGCACTACCCCGAGCCTCCGCACCCCGGCTGCGTCGTCGCCGACCTGTGCGAGGGCTGCGCCGGCCAGATCCGCCGGGCCATGACCGAACCGCTGCCGAGGTCGGCATGAGCCCCACCCAGCTGACCCTCCACCGCGCGCGCCTCCTCGGCCAGTACAAGCCGACCGAGGTCCGCGCCATCCTGCGCGTGGCGCAGCTCGACCGGCACAACGCCCGCGTGCATCACGTGCGGCAGCAGGCAGCGATCGCCAAGGCCAAGCCGGGCGAAGTCTACCACGTACCGGCCAGGCACGGGAAGGGGCGGCGGTGATCGACCTTGAACGCCAGATGAAGATCATTGCCGGCATGCTCCGAAACTCGGGCATGGACGGCATGAAGCTGACACTGGTGGCCAGGCACCCAGAGAACCAGCGCCTGTACATCATCAAGACGGACGACGACCTGCGGAAGGTTGCAAACCTGCTACCGATGGCGGACGCGAAGCGGTGACAGACGAAACCGACATCGAGGCCAAGGAGATCGAGCTAGTCGCGTCCTTCGCGCACGATCCGCTCGCCTTCGTGCTCGCCGCCTTCCCATGGGGCGAGCCCGGCACCGACCTGGCCGACGAGCCGGGGCCGCGCGAGTGGCAGGCCGCCATCCTGCGCCATGTCGGCGAATCCCTGCGCTCCGGGGGCGACGTGCAGGGCGCCATCCAGACCGCGGTCGCCAGCGGCCACGGCATCGGCAAGTCGGCCCTGGTGTCATGGCTGATCCTCTGGGCACTGGCCACCCACGAGGATACGCGCGGCATCGTCACCGCGAACACCGAGCCGCAGCTGCGCACCAAGACCTGGCCCGAGATCGCCAAGTGGTTCCGCCTGTCGATCGTGTCGCACTGGTTCAGCTGCCAGGCGACGGCCATCTTCAGCGTGGACCCCAAGCACGAGAAGACCTGGCGCGTCGACGCCATCCCCTGGAACGAGCGCGCGCCCGAGGCCTTCGCCGGCCTGCACAACAAGGGCAAGCGCATCCTGGTCATCTTCGACGAGGCCAGCGCGATCCCCGACATCATCTGGGAGACCGTCGAGGGTGCGTTGACCGACGAGCGCACCGAGATCATCTGGGCCGCCTTCGGCAACCCGACCCGCAACACCGGCCGATTCCGCGAATGCTTCGGACGGCTCGGCCACCGCTGGCACCACCAGCAAGTCGATAGCCGCACCGTGCGCGGCACCAATGACAACCAGACCGCCAAGTGGATCGCCGACTACGGCGAGGACAGCGACTTCGTGCGCGTCCGCGTCCGCGGTTTATTCCCCCGGGCAGGCTCCATGCAGCTCATCCCCTCCGACATCGTCGAGGCCGCCACCAGGCGCGAGCCAACCGCCACCCTGTACGATCCGCTGATCATGGGCGTGGACGTGGCCCGCTTCGGCGATGACGAGAGCTGCATCCGCTTCCGCCGCGGCCGTGACGCGCGCACGATCAAGCCCAAGTACTACCGCGGCATCGACACCATGACCCTGGCGGCGCTGGTCGTCCACGAGGCGCGCGAGAACCACGCCGACGCGGTGTTCATCGACGAGACCGGCGTCGGCGGCGGCGTCATCGATCGCTGCCGGCAGCTCGGCCTGCAGGTCATCGGCATCAACAACGGCGGCAAGTCCGACGTTCCCGTCGATGGCGAGCTGGTCGCCAACAAGGGCGCCGAATGCTGGGCGCGCGGCCGGCAATGGCTGAAGACCGGCGGCAGCATCGAGGACGATCCGGCCCTGCGCCACCAGCTGGAAGGCCGCGAGTACGGCTTCAACAGCCACAACGAGATCGTGCTGGAGAAGAAGGACGACATGAAGAAGCGCGGCCTGTCCAGCCCCGACCGAGCGGACGGCCTGATGCTCACCTTCGCCTATCCCGTCGCCGCGCGCAGCCGCGCGCCCGAGCTGGGCATGGCCAGCCACACGAACCGCACGCCCGGCGAGTTCGACCCCTTCGCCTCCTGACGGTACGACAGTCCGGACCCTGCCCGAGTCCTGCGCCGGCGGCATGCTCGCCGCATGGGCGTCGTCCTGTTCCAGCGCGAGCCGATCGGCACCTTGTGGCCCGAGCTATTGCCGCTCGCAGCGGCCCATTGGCGCGAGGTCCGCTGGGACCTGGACAGCGAGATCGACCTGGACCAGGCGAAACTGGCCGCGGCGGATGACGCCGGGGTCTACCGCGTCTTCACCGCGCGGCAGGACGGCGAGCTGATCGGCTACGCCAACTACTGGATCGCGCACCACACCCAGAACAGCACCAGCCTGGAAGCCGACGCGGACGGGGTCTACCTGCGCCCCGATCGCCGCCGCGGTCGCACCGGCACCGACCTGATCAAGTTCGCCGACGAGGCCCTGCGCGCCATGGGCGTCCGCACGGTCTACCAGCACGTACGAGGCGCCCGCGACTTCGGCCCGGTGCTCCAGCGCCTGGGCTACGACCCCATCGAAATGACCTACGCCAGGAAGCTCAACCCGTGACCATCGACGACGGAACGACCATCACCCTTGTGGGCGGCATCATCGTCGCACTGGCGTCAGCCGTGGGCTGGCTCTGGAAGGCGATGGACAAGCGCTACCAGACCGAGCTGGCGAAGCGTGACGCCACCATCGAGGACCTGGCCAAGCGCCTGCGCGCGCTGGAGGACGAGCGGATCCCGACCTATCAGGCACACGCTGACAAGCTGGAAGCCCTGACGAATCGCGCCGATGCCACCGAGGGCCGGGTCGCCGATGCCATCACCGCCATGACCAAGGCCGTCCGCGAGATCGCGGCCAACGTCAATAGCCAGACCGAGGCCATCAAGGGCGTGAAGTGCAAGACGTTCAACCAGGACGCCCTGCCAGAGCCGCATCCCGCCGCCGCGGGGACCGAGGCCGTCACGCGCAAGAACCGGGACCACGCATGAGCCCGCGCCGCTGCGCCGAGATCACCGCCGCCGGCATCGTCCTGGCCTGCCTGGGGCTCCTCGCGGCCTGTGGCGACCAGCCGCCGCCGCGTCCGCCGGTCGAACCGCCGCCCGCCGCCAAGGAAGTGCAGACCCTGCGCGAGCAGGAGCTGGACGCCGAGAAGCGCGCCGCCGAGGCGACCGCCGCCGGTGACCAGCAGGCCGCGAACTACAACCGCCGCCTGGCCGACGAGCTGGCCAAGGTGCGCGAGAAGTGGCAACGCATCGAGGGCGAGCAGCGCGAGCAGATGGCCAAGGACCAGACTGAGATCGAGCAGCGCGCCCAGAAGCTCGCCCAGGCCCAGCAGCTCGCCGACGACATCCGCCGCGCCCGCATCGTCGCCGCCATCGGCCTGGCGCTGTGCGCGGTTGCTGCCGCCTTGGGCGCATGGTCAGGCCTCGGCCGCCTCGCCCTGCCCATCGCCGGCGCTGCCGCCCTGGGCTGCCTGACCCTCGCCGGCTTCGCCGAGTCGATGCGGTCGGCCTGGTTCCTGCCCGTCATCCTGGGCGGACTGGCCATCGCTGTCGTGGCGTTGGTCCGCATCGCCCGCGGCGATCGCGCCCTGATCGACACGGCCAAGCTCGCCGACGCCCTGGAGACCAAGGCGACGCTGGCCGTCCAGAAGGCCAAGACCTTCAGCAGCGAGCTGGACGACCGCGGCCACGGTGTCGCCGAGAAGGCCGCAGCCTGGGCCAGCCAGCAGGCCGCCGGTGTGCTGCACCGCGTCGCCAAGGCCCGCGGCAAGACCGTCAAACCGAACCCGAAGAACTGAGGAGCGCCACCATGGGCAGCACCGTCAAGAAGGCCACCAGCGCCATCGGCAACGACGGCACGAAACTGTACAAGACCAGCGACGCCATCGTCACCGGCGCCGGCCGGGTCGGCAAGGCGGTCGCCAACGACCCCAGCACCCTCGCCGCGGTCATGGTCAACCCGACCATGGCCGGCTCGACGGTGGGCGGAACCAAGGCCGCCACCGAGACCACCAAGCAGGTCATGGCCGCAAACACCGACATGCCCAGCGACGGCGGCATCCCGTCCATCGACCCGGCGGCAACCGACCCGCTCGACCCGGCAACGCTGAAGAAGAAGCAACTCCTGGCAGGTCGCGCTGGCACCCTGCTGACCGGCGGCGGCACGGGCACGGGCACCAACCTGGGCGCATCGGGTGGCCGCTCCACCCTGCTGGGGCTGTAATGGACCCGGCCGCACAGCGTAAGCGCGACGACGCCCTCGTCTCCCGCCTGATGTCCGAGCGCACCAGCTGGGACGAGCACTGGCGCGACCTCGGCGACCACTTCCTGCCGCGCTCGCCGCGCTTCAGCACCGGCGACCGCAACAAGGGCGGGAAGAAGAACAGCAAGCTGCTGAACGGCACGCCAGCCCGCGCATCGCGCACGCTGTCGGCCGGCATGTTCAGCTCGATCACCAGCCCGGCCCGGCCGTGGTTCATCCTCGGCATCGAGGACCAGGACCTGGCGAAGTGGCAGCCGGTGAAGGAGTGGCTGGACGATGCTACGCGCCGCATGCGCGACATCCTCGCCGGGTCCAACTACTACAAGTGCGCCCCCGCGATGTACCGCGACCTGGGCGTCTTCGGCACCCACGCGCAGCAGATCGACGAGGACCCCGACGACGTGGCGCGGTGCTACCCGTTCCCGATCGGTTCCTACTACCTGAGCAACAGCGCCCGCCTGGCCGTCGACCTGTGCGTGCGCCGGTTCAGCATGACCGCGCGCCAGCTGGTCGAGCGCTTCGGCATCGACCGCGTTCCGGCTGAGGTACGCAGCGCCTACGAGGGCGACGGATCCGAGCAGTGGTTCGACGATGTCGTCCACATCTGCGGCCCGAACCCCGACCACGACCCGCGCCGCCTGCAGTCGCAGTTCAAGCGCTACCGCTCGGCCTACTACCTGCAGCGCGCTCCGGCTGGTCAGTACCTGAGCCAGAAGGGATACGAGGAGTTCCCGATCATCGCCCCGCGCTGGGAGACCAACGGCGAGGACGTGTACGGCCACAGCCCGGCCATGCTCGCCCTGCCCGATGCGCGCAGCCTGATGGTCTACGAGAAGCGCATCGCCCAGGCGATCGAGAAGAAGGTCAACCCGCCGCTGCGCGCGCCGATCGAGCTGGAACAGAAGGGCATCGACCCCCAGCCGGGCAAGACGGTGTACGGCCCGAACAGCGACAAGATCGGCAGCCTGTACGACCTCAATGCCTTCAGTGTCGCCGAGGCATCGAACAAGGCGCAGACCCTGGAAATGGCGGTCAACGACACCATGTAC